CGCCGATCGCCAGCCTCGCACCACCAACCTTTCAAAAAGGTTACTGTGTCGAGTGTGAAACGTTCTTGGTACTTAACAGTGAGGCCTAAACTACGCGCGGTCTCTTCCACAGTGTGGGTCTCTCGGTTCTGTATTATCTCACAGACCAATGCGATCGCGTTAACCGAATTAATCGTGGTCGTGAAAGCTATGCCTGTTGGTAACATAACACCAGTGTCTCCGGACACCTTCATGTGTCCTTCACGCACTGTGTAACCACCTGCTACCGCATCATGCACTTCATCAAGCACTAAATCCGAAACGCCCATCGCGCCCATCCATTGTGGAAGACCATCGTACAACGGCCCTTCATCCTGCGTGACTTCAAAACTAGACAAGTCACTCTCACCAAAACGTGTATCACAACCTTTTATGCGCAATGATCCCCAGGCCATCCCGGTGTCGTCTCCCGCAACACATACCACAGTATTACCCGCGGCCATGTCTGCTCCGACGGCATCTAAACGTGCCTGTGAGTAGCCTGCAGCAAAATATATGTGCACGACTACCCCATCCAAATCGAGTGGTGTACCATCGAAGCATCTGTGTAAAGCATCAGCCAATCCGCGCGCACTTGGTAACATACGCGCATGCCGGATGGCGTGCAAAACAGTGATGATTCGAGGTTTCATGGACCGTTCCAGGCCCATCTCCTTATCCACCGCGATAGTTTCATTCCATTTAAGGTTCTGTTGTTTCGTCAGTTTGAGGTTGTTTCCCTTCACATCCTCTTGTTGTGCGAACTGTAAACGGCGGCCCCTTTCTCCGCCCATCAACATCACGCACTCGAGATCCGTCGGTTGATGGTCTATTCTCTGGTCGAACAGCCCCTGTTGAACCATTCGGCCAAATAGACCCTTCCAACGTCCTCGGCGTATTTCTTTGCTCTCCATGTCCACGTGCATGTTCCTATGCGCCCGCCAACACAACCCGACAAGCAGGTTTTTGGCATTCTTAGCTGGCGTCCACAAGCAACGGTTGGTGATCAACACGGGCCAGAGCTTATTTTGCGCTGGGGCGTTATCATTCCCAAGGAGAGCAAGAGCCTCTCGTGGCGTCACGTCCTGTCCATGGATCGTGATTGTCAAAACACCTTTCATGTCATCCGGCACATCGGTGACACGACTCGTGAAAGCGGGCAGCGGTGTCCCCACGGGTATAGGGCACCATCGCATCCGCGACTCAACGAGTTCTCCATTGGTGTAAGCCACAAGAAACTCCGCAAAAGGTTCGTTTTCCTTTTGCTGCGACTGAGCCATGAGCCCTCCAAGGCACCCATGCACTGTCATCGCTGCGGCAAGTCCTAAGCGTCCTTTCCGCCCCAACATCGTACCTACAACATGCACTGCCGCAACACCGGCAGCCGTTTTGTAACTATGTGTGGCCGCGGCCGCCACATCAGTACCCACCAGACACATTCCAATGGCTGGGTTACATGATTTGACTACCTCCTCGGCTGCACCTAGCAACGGAGCTGTCCACACTGGAAGACTAGCGTATCCACACGCCGTCCTCAGATTGTTAACAACACTCGCTGGTCGCAACTTCATGGCAAACGCTACGGTGGC